CCGAGCCCGAGGTAGAAATTCTACGCACACTTTTTAACTCCTCGGATGTAAAGTATGCTATCTTCGGAAGGGAAACGGCTCCAAATACAGAAACTCCCCATCTTCAGGGTTATGTCGTCTTCGTCACCAACCAGCGTTTCAACGCCTGCAAAGAAAAACTCGGACGTTCCTCTATCCGCCTCGCCAGAGGATCAACCACCGAGAATTATAACTACTGCACAAAAGAAGGCTCTTATGAAGAGTTTGGAGATCGACCCGCCGATAAGGGCAAGGCCAGCCCCTTCGAGGACCTGCGTGATTGGATTATGTCGCAACCTTCGAGACCTACGGAGGGACAACTCGCTAGAGAATATCCTGGAATATATACGCGCTATCGATCTAACGTTATGGCTTTGGTTGACGTCCTCTATCCGCGACCTTCGCTCTGCGATGGAGAATTTCGAGAATGGCAGCGAGAGCTCCACGAGTCACTCCAGCCAGGAGGAGATGATCGAACTGTGAGCTTTGTTGTTGACTTTGACGGAGGTAAGGGCAAATCCTGGTTTGTTCGTTATTATTTATCACATTATGCGGAGCGCACACAGAGACTGAGTGTTGGCAGACGCGACGATCTTGCCTACGCTATTGAACTTACGAAAGATATTTTCCTCTTTGATATACCTAGAGGACAGCTTGAGTATATGCAGTATTCCGTACTCGAACAGTTGAAGGACCAGATGATCTTTTCGCCCAAATATCAGTCTACAACTAAGATTATGCCACACAAAACACATGTTGTTGTTTTTACTAATGAAGAACCTAATATGAACGCTATGTCCCGCGATCGTTATAATATAAAACACATTTAATTCACTATACCGCCTTAAGCGTCGGTAGCGCGCCGAAGGCGCTTAACCACCTCACCAGGTAACCCTCCGAGCGCCAACGGCGCCTTGTATCTACGAGTTAGAGTCTTGCTTTTAGTGGTGCAGCTACTATCTTGTTACCCCTACGAACTTTGTTAGGCAACACCCCCACCGGGGTAGGGTGGGGGTCTTTAGCCTCTAAATCCTCTTGGTCCTCGATTCCTTCCTACATATGAATGAAGCCTACCGTAAATACTATTTGCTACTCTTTGACGACGCTCTCTTAGTGCTTGAGCTCTCCTTAGGTATTGTCTAAGCCTTGCGCTATATACCCATCGTCTTAGCCTCCTACTGTAATAGTATCCTGGAGGTCTGTCTCCTCTACCCCTTCGTCGTACTGAAAACATTACGCTTTCGGTTCCCTAAAATAATTTATGATTTCGATTTGGTGAGTGTACTCATTTGTGTCCGCCACACCTCCGGGTGATCGGCTACATTCGTCGCCCCAGATACAAAGAAACATTCTTCCCTCCGACGGGTTCGTTGTCAGTCCGTCGAACCTTAACTGTCGGTTAACTTTCACATAATACTTCATCAGTTTTGCACTGTGCATGAATACCGAGTTATTCGTTGACGTAGGTCGTGGTTGTAATTTGAATTTTTTTCTCATAAGGACAGTGTACACATCTGTGTTGATAGGTGCGCAGCTGTTCATCAAGTATGAATTATTGATATCCATCGCCTGCCATCTGTTTGAACCATAGTCCCTCAAGAAATTTAAGTGGTCAGGAGTTTCTTCCTCTTTACTCATGATGATTGCGATATTCACATCGATGTCGTTAACAAGCTCCAAGCTTTGAAAATTGACCCAAAACTTCACACCACGGAAGTTCACTATGTCGCGTTCGCGTTTTGAAATATCCGCACCGGTACTATCTTTCTCGATTTGAATCAATTCGTGTACTTTCAACTCGCATATATTTAAGTTGTCCGATATGTACGACGATACGCGCGTCTTGCACGACGACGTCCCCGGTTTATGCCCCACCTTCCGTAACTCACGCCTCTGCCTCTTATACCTTTGCCGCGAGCGACCCTTCGTGCGGTACCTCTTGAACGCCATTTTTTATAAAGGTACTTACCTACTTTGTATCCTGTGTATGCTTGTCCTGCCCAGAGTGGTGGTACCCAAGCTCCTGGATATTTTGATGCCAATAGGTATCCGTTAACTGCTTTATTTGCTGCCGACACGTAAAAACGCGAACTCATAATTAATGTCGGAGGCATGTTTGGGCTGGTATAGTATTACCCAGCCCATGAAATCCCGTCCCATCTCTACTCACAAATCCTACTATGGCTCAATCCAAACGGTGGTGTTTCACCTTAAATAATTATACCGAGCCCGAGGTAGAAATTCTACGCACA